TCTTAGGGCGTGACTGCTTAGAAAAGACATCGAAACTGCGCTTTGCAACGGATACCCTTGCAGGTTTTTGTGTATTCATAAGCGCCCGACCCTCACCTGCGCCTAAGAAAAGGTACTGCGCAGCATCGTGAACGTGGCTAAACATATTCTTGTCTGGCTTATCTGCGTATCTTTCACCAGAGACTTCCATACGCTTATAGGCATAGCCGCCCTCAAAGCCTTTGATTAGCTGTGGGCATCTACGATCAATTAATAAAGCAGGTTTACCTTCGACCATCTTAGTCAATTGGGAGGAGACTGACTCAAGCCGAAGGTCAACGGAGTTGGAAGGCGCAGGGAACGCCCTCAAACCTGCTCCGCGCAAGATGTGAAATGGAGTAGATTCATCAGTCTGTGCGCGGAAATCACCTGCGGGATCGCCATAGATTATTACCTCTGACGCTGCCGCAAATCTTATAGCTAGCTCGTTTCTAAGAACTTCGGCAAAACGCACGATGCCCATGTCTACCGCCACAATTTCGGATTGAATAAACCACCGCCCTCGAACCTTTTGTCCAAGCACTGCCGCAGGGGTCAAGCCAAAGTCCACGCCAACATAGACTGGGGAATTTGCGGCTACTGGTATTTCTTCTTTTGCTATGTGTACTTCTGCTGCAAACATCGGGTAAACAGGTTTTCCATCTTGGATGTGGCCCAGACGATTCATTACATACACATCTATCCATGATTTAGTCTTACCCCTTATCAAATTGGAATAATAACTCTTGAGCATGTTCTTGGTGTTTTCAGCCTTGGGATTTGGCTCGTAGTCTTCTATCTCGCCCTCTTCACCCTTCTTCTCAACCATGCCGCAGGGTTGGGTATAGAAAGACCAGTTGTCTGGCTTAACCAACATCTTAGCTTGCTCACGCGGTATATGATCTGGCACTGGAACTTCACCTGCCATAATCGGCCACCAGTGATCTTCTTCGGGTGCGTTGGTATCGGCAATGACACCAGTCCAAGTAGGGCCACCATCACGCATAGAAGGAAAGCGCCCAACACGCATAGTGCAAGCGTCAATAATGCTCTTGGCAATTTCTCTAGCTTCATTAATCCAAACGCCAGTCAGTTCTAAGGATAGCAATTTCTTTACATCTTCGGGGCGGTCTAAAGCTAAGAAGATAACCTCAAGATCAATGTCGCCCTTCTTGATGTGATGCGTATATGGCACTGACCAAGTGAACTTGCCCCAGTCTGATTCTGGAAACCAGTCAAGCCATGTCTTGATGGTGGTGGTTCTAAGTTGAGGATTGGTGTTACGAATGATTGCCCATCGGCTTTTGCGGATTCCATCTGGCCCTTTGCCCTGTTGGATTGCGCGGCGAAACACTTCTACACAACAGCCAACGGACTTGCCAGAGCCGACTGGCCCTCTTATGCCACGAAAGAATGTATCGTCCTTCATAAATACCTTGAGGACTTCTCCATCTGGCTTGTACTTAAAGTCTATCATCTAAGTCCTTTGTTCACTCCAAAGCGGATCATATCTTCAACCACCTCTGGCGCAATGCTGTCAATCAGCTTATCGCACTCATGGTCTGTAACAAAGTGGTGTCCAAACTTTGCAATGACGCTTGATAGATGAACCTTGCGAACAATGCCGCGCAGCATATCGCGGTCTTGTTGAGTAATTGTAGAAGTAAAGCTCACGTTCTGTACTTCCTTACTTTGTCAGCAATTGCTTTCGGTTGAGCCACAAACTGCTTACCCTTAGCCTTGCCCTTTCGTTTAGCTCTGGTTGTAGCTGCATATTCAGAATCACTAAGAGCAGCGATAGCCTTAGAAGGAAGGTAACGCTCACCAGTCTCACTGGACTTTTTGCCAGACTTGGTGCGCCACTTCTGCTTGCCCCAGTTCATTAATGATTTCTGAGAAGCTTTCACCTATATCCTCCACCTGCTGCTTTGTATCGCTTGGCTAAGAGTTGAGCCTTACGCGCAGACCATTTACCTGCCGCAGTGCCTTGAACATTTGCGGCCTTTATTCTGTTGAATAAGTTCTTCCGCATCTTGGGTTTGGTGTAATTACCCGCTTCATTTACTGCCATTCTTCACACTCTTATTTTTTTTACGAGCGTAAGCCTTTGCAGCTTTCTTTCCCTCTTTGCTGTAGGAGAAAGTCTTTCCACCAACTTTAGGCATTTTTCTTCTTCCTTTTCTTTTTAGGCGCAGCTTTCGATTCATCAATGTCAGGCGTAGAAGGGTTGTCAGCCTTGTACGATCCCTTGGCTGTTCTTGCCTTTACTGGCTCTGGCCCTTCGACCAAACGCTTGGCATCAGCCATGCGTGTCTTGCCAGTGTAATGAATCCCTGCAATCGTATGGGTTTCGCCAGTCCAAAGTTCGTTAGTGTGTGCAATATAAAAAGCCATTAGTCTCTTCCCCCTATAGTATATTTGCCCTCCATGTTCCACTTCCGCTCAATCTTTTTGGCTTGGCTAAGAAGGGACTTGTACTTCGGGTCTTTGCTGCGAATGTAAGACGCAACGTCCATCATTATATTGTGATAACTGCGCAGCCACTTATTCGGCGCTGTATCCTCTGTAACCTTATCTGGTATATCAAAAGCCTTCATTTGATTGAGAAGACTGCTGTACCGCCTCTCGGTCGGAGAAGTTTTCTTCTCTGGCATCAGTATTTACTCTTTAGCGCTGTAAGCATTGAGGACTGACTTACGCCGCCGCTTGGCTTCGGGACATCCTTCAAGGCGTTCTTGCCACGCTTAATCTTACTTTGAAGCAAAGAAGGAAGAGGGCCGTAGTCAACCTTCATTTCCTCATAATAATCGTCTGCGCTTTTACCACCTGCACACATAACTAAGCCTTTCCTGCTTTAGCGTTCCGCTTAATAGACCGATTAGCCGCCCTAGCTATAGAACGCAAATTCTTAGAAGAGTTGTCTTGCGGATTGCCGTTCTTGTGATCTACATCCTTGCCATCATTCCGCTTGGCCTTGCCAGACTTCTCCAACTTGTAACGAGCCTTCTTCCTTGCCCTGTTAGCCGCCATCCGTTTAGGCGACTTGTCGTACTTGCCCTCGCCAGACATAGAATAATCACGGACATAATTCTTACCACTAGGCATTATGACTTCTTATGCCTCTTTGCAAAGTTACGAGCCGCTTCCACAGAGCCAAAGCCCCACTTCTTTAACGCCAATGCCTTTCGAGTCGGGCGACCCTTCTCATCTTTCATCGGCCCTTTCATCCCTGCAAACCGAGCAGCAAAAGAAACACGACGAGGATTTGTACCTTTAGGAACAGGCGGCTTTAGATTAGCCCCCTCAGTGCGCTTGAAGTGAGCGCGACCCGCAGCAGTTAAACCACCAGTCTTGCTTTTGTGTTCCTTCCTCATCCCAAGCTACCAAATATCTCTTTTACTAACTTCTTCTTTTTTGCCGCAGCTTTAGAATGAGGCAAATTGTCAGCGTTCATTTTCTTGTCAATTGATCTGTCAACCTTAATAAGGGAGCGCCTTATTGCCGCCTCCAAACCATATGGCCTTGCCTTTGGGCGTAAACTACTCTTCATTTTTTTTCTTCCTTAAGTATCCACCACTCTTGAGCGCTGCCTTGGCGACAGTCATGTCAGCCCTCTCTGGCTGCTTCTCTGGGGTACGGTCAAATCTACTCATGTCAGAACCTTATGCAGATAAAAATATTTTTGACAATGCACAAATTAGCCCACATTCGTGGGCAAGCTCTGAAGGGAAATAATGTGAGTGGTAGACCCCCTTACAGTTTTCAACCGCAACTTTTCCCCCACCCCCCTACCTAAGCCCAAGCATTGCAGGTCGTTTTCTGGCAAACGCAGCGAAGATCAACCAAGGTCAATAGATACACGTATGTCTCCTGCCACCTGCACTTGAGAACGGTCAATAGGTTTATACCCTGCACGATCTAGCAAATCCTTACTGGCTTCCAACTGGACATACTCAGACTTAGCCCCTGTTGCTAGCCTTCTAATAGTTCCTGCTGCTAGGGTAGCACTCATTCCAAACTCTTCATTCATCCTCTGCATCAGGTACTGCTGCACATGGGGCAACTTCATAGTCTTGGTAGCAGTCACTCTTCCAGACTCGCCCTTACTGTATCCTGCTAGCTCTGCGGCTTGAGCCAATGTGCATCCCTTTGCTACAATGGTGTCTACCAAAGCGGTCTGTTTATCGGTTAGCTTTCGGGTCACTGGAATCATATGACAATCCTTTCTTCTATGCTGATGACACACACATAACTAACTGTTGCTGTCTGTGTTTGCTAGGTGGTGTAGACATCAAAGGGAAGGATTCATTGTATGTCTCAATCGCTTGCCCCCCTCTCCCTCTCTCCCCCCACGATAGCACTATTCTTTGATGTGCTGTCAATAGTGACGTAACGTAACCTTGCCAATTACGTGGGGTCACACCTTGCCAAAAGCATTGACGTAGTTTGGGGCAATTTTGCATTTAATTGTGCTTCGCTCTCTTCTTTGCAAAACCGCGCTACTCATCAAAGACAGAGCCACAAGTGTCTCTGCGGCCTGTGGGCCGTGAGTATCGCATTGGCCTAGTGAGGATAGGCGATACGCTATTCACAGTTCATTGCCTGATGCAGTGTGCAAGAATGATTGTCCCAATCATGTCACTCCGTTAGCTCTTCCGAGGGACAAGCTTGTTAAGCTTGACCAAATGACCTTTAAAAAGATCAAACAAACAAGAGAAAGAATACTGAATTTTCTTGCGAAAATACTCTAATAAAAAGATTTGAACCAACGCCAAGGATTGCCCAGTTTTGGCGCAGATGCGGTATAAAATAACGGTTCGCGCACTGCAACCAGATTGGCGGCTTTCATCCATTCTTAGTGTTCCGTCTGCTATCCCTCATGTTGTGCTTCTTGGCTTCTGTTGGCGCGTGTGAGTCGGGCAGACGGTGGCGTATGAACCTTCCGCAAATCAAGTTGCAGTGCGAAGCTGCTTTTCTATTGTGCGCTAAAGCGCCCTGTTTAGTGGCAACGCTTGCGCGTTGCTGTGCAGCCGAACCGCCATTTTTTACCGCCCTTACGCCAACCCTTGTCAATCCTTGGGTTGGATCAAATCGAAGAAAAACAGCAACCGATCTAGATATAGGAGATAAGATCATGGCTAAATTGAATGAAAAAACGCACAACGCAGACGGCAGCACCAACGTTGCATCAGATGAAATGATA